TAGCCCCATTAAACCTTCGATTTTCCGCCTTGAACTGATGAAAAAACCGCTCACGCTGTCGTCTTTTCCTTTTTCAGATACCCCCCTGGAAAATATAACGCTAAAAAGAAAGAGCCCTTGCGCAGGGCCCGCTCTTTTCATTCGTCCTTAATCCATTTCGCCAGCAGCATCGCCCCGATAGCAATAAACACACACCCAGCAACTCCTATCATTCGCTCATCTCCTTCAAAATTGAATCCGGTTTCCATAATAGCAGTTGCTCAATTCGCGGGTCATTCGTCCCCTTCTCCCGTCCTAAAGAAAACCTCGCCCCAGCCCGGGGCTTTCCTTAAAACGGCGTAAAAAAAAACACTACCCGTTTCGGTAGTGCTTTTTCTCAGAGAAATCTTATGGCAGCTGTGGTAAATCTGTGGTAAATTGACGTTTTTGCGCGTCTCAAGGCCCCAAAAAGCCTTGATTTTATTGACTTTTTTCAGTTGACGGGCTTCATTCTCCTGATCAGACTCCCCTCCCCTCAAATTCCTTGTATTTTATTCACCATCGCCAACACCATCTTCTAATTTAATCACATATCGCCACATTTCTTCACGTATTCCCACCGCCATCTGTGGTAAATTCTGTGGTAAAACTTAAAAAAGATCGGTCATTGTCTCCAGCCGGGCAAAACTGGCCTTCTTCCTGTCGGTATTCGATTCGTTATACACGTCCATCGTCGTAGAAATATTTGCGTGCCCCATAATTTCCTGAATCAGCTTCAGATCGTTCTCGCGCTCGCACAGGCGCGTGCAAAACGTATGGCGCAGCTGATGCGCGCTAAATCTGGGAAGCACGTTCGGCTCCCGCCCCTCCGCCGCAGCCGTTCTTTCTTCCTGTCGATTGTAGTCGGCCACAATCCTGGCGATGGCGTGGTTCACGCGATTCGGGCTAATCAGCCGTCCAAAGCAATTCTGCCAGATAAATCCGCAGTAGCCGTCCACAATCTCCTGACAAAAACCGGTTTCCTGCTGCCGCATGTATTCATTTTGAAGCTCGCGGCGAACGTTCTGAAACATCGGAATCAGCCTGACGCCTTTGCGGGTCTTGGGTGTGGTGATGTGAAACGCCACTCTGCCGCTGTCCTGCATGCGATAAATCAGGTTGTGGTTGATGGAAATGACGTTCTCCTTCCAGAATACGTCTTCCCAGCGCAGCCCCAGCATTTCGCCGATTCGGCAGCCCGTTCCGAGCAGGCAGGTGAACAGCGGATTCCAGCGTCCGAAAACGTCGCTCGTTTCCACATGAGCCATGAAGGCTCGCTGCTGTTCTTCCGTAAGGGCATGGCGCTTGGGCTGGTCCCAATCGTTCGATCGCTTCAGATCGGCCATAATGCCGTCCATCGGGTTCATCCGGATCACTCCGTCCCGTATGGCGACGACGAAGACAGGATGCAGAATGTTGTAGATGATCCGCGTGCTGTTGACCTTGAAACCTCTTTCGTGGATGAGGCCGTTAAAGAATTTCTTCATCGTGCTGTATTTGATGGATGCGATTTTCATCGCGCCTATCTCATCCCGCACGTATTTGTCATACATGTAGCGGTAGTTTGTGCGGGTGGATTGCTTCAGCTCCGGCTTGTCGGCAATGTAAGCGTCCCATCGATCGTTCAGGGTGATTTTCTGCTGCGTCAGCAGCCCATCCTCCACATCCCGGAGAATATCCCGCTCCATCTCCCGCAGGCTTGCGCAGCTGCGCTTGCCCTCCGGGATCGGATCTGTCGGCGTAAGCCGCCATGAATAGTAAGCCGCCATGAATAGACGCTTCTTCGCTCGCCGTTTACGTCGTAATAGCGGAATTCATACCTCCCATCGGCCTTCTGGATTTCCCCTTCTCGGAGAATCCTTCCTTTTTCATCTTTTCTCCTGGTTAACATGAGCGCCTCCTCGTTCAGGTCGCCACGCCGCCAAGATCTTCTCTGATGAGCATAGTATACCATAGCCCGTCAGCGTTCTCAACGTCGTGGGGGAACTATCTCATAGCGTGTTGATTGAATCGATAAACTTCTCAAATCGGACTCGTTTGATCTGCGCTCGGGTCTGGTTCCACAGCACCCAGTCCGCCGCCCTGTTCTGATTGATCAGCCTGCGAAGGCGGTTGATGCCGATATGAAAATACAGCGAGGCTTCTTCAAGCGAGAGTATATACTTCTGGCAGATCGGTATCTGTGCGTCCACGCATTTTCTCCTTTCATAATAGAAAAACCAAAAGGGAAAGCGCCCGCCGCGCGGACGAGCGCCTCCCCGATCCGTGTCATTCGTCGTCAGGCTCCGAACTGCCAACCTTGTTGTACTGCGCCGTGCTGATGCCCAGCAGCACGCCAAGGAAGGTGTCAATCGCCGTAATCGTCCCGACGACCTCCTCCCCGTAGGGGAACTTCCAGATTCCCGCCAGCGCGAAATACAGCGTGCCGGCCGCCGGCAGCAGATACAGCGCGATCCACTTGAGAACGTCGTATGCCTTATTGCTCAACATATCCGTTTCCTCCTCATTCTTCGTAAATGATTTCCAGGCCATATGCCTTTGCGGCTTCGTGCTCGATGCGGCAGCCGCGGGCCTGCTCCCACCCCTTGCAGAAATAGGCTGTATGACAAAGGCTCATGTTTTCCAGCGATTTGGCCAGGAAGCACAGCGGAATCTGCACAACGCCGCGCGCTTCCATCGCCTCCCTGCCGTACCACTCGTCCGTAAACAGCGTGTTGACGATCTCGTATCCCCGTTCCCGAAGCGCACGAATCGCGCGTTCGCGGGTTTCCACGATCTCTTCCCGCGTTCTGCCCGCCATGGGCTGGCTCAGCATCGCTTTGCGCATTCCCGTTTCCTCCCTATAAAGTAGCTTTCATCGTTTTACACTCCCCGCCCAGATGAATGACGGGGCTCTGTTTCGATGCGGGCTTGAATTCGCCCGCCTGTCCGTAGCCGCCATAGCTGATCGCCGCCGCGTCGTTGACGAACAGCTTGTCCACGGGAACGGCCTTCTGGTTCTGAACGTCCACGCGGAAGAAGGACTGCTTCATAATCATCGGCATATGGGAATGCGAATGCACGTAAATATCCGCGTCGACAACGGACGCCATATCGGCCAGCCGAATGGCCTTCGCCCCTTCTTTCCGGCCGCCCCCGCCGCCGTGCGTCGCGTAGATGGTATAGATATAAGGCTGCCTTTTCCGGCAGTTGGAGCGCTCCGTCGCCGTTTTGTTTCCAAATCGCAGAAAGCACAGCACGCCCTCGGGCGAATAGCGCTTCTCGATGCCGAGCTCGCGGCAGATCAGGCGCATGATGTCGATGCCGTCCGTTTTGTAAACGCGATTCTCATGGTTGCCTGTATTGGCGGCGATGACA